CCCACGCCAACACCGTCCGAGGCCACGGTTGGCGCCGCGTCGGGCGCTGGCACGGCCAGCTCGTAATAGGTCTGGGGGTAGGCCCCCGCCCCGGCGATGGCCATGGCGGAGTCGGTCTTCTTCGGTGCGCCGCTGCCGGTGTAGTAGTAGCGCCGATTGACCAGGCCATCCGCCACCGGGCCGAGCACGATGTCTACATCAACGTCCCAGGTAAACCAGACATCGGAGCCCTTGTCGTAGAACAGCGTGTGGGTGGTGTCCGCCACGTTGATGGTTGGGTAGACCGCCAGCGGCGCGCGCCAGCCGCGCAGGGTGCCGGCGTGCAGCTTGACGTTCTCCGCGACCTGGGCCGCGTTGTGCGGCATCTGCGCCTCGTCCGTCCTCGGGACGATGCCACCGAAGGAGGGGCCAAGGGCGATCAGGGTCATACGAACCTGCCGCGCTTGTCGGGCACATGATGGTCAGCGCGCACATTGCCGGCCTGCTGTTTGTGCCTAGCTTCCTCGATGGCGTTGTTGAACGCCTGCCGGTAGGCGGCGGCCAGGTCGAAATTCGTCCACGGCTTCTTCGGCATGCGCATGAGACGGAACAAGGCACCGGCCGCGATGGCTTCGCGGTGATCCTTGAACAGGTCATCGGGAATGCCGGTGGCGGTCATGGCCGGTTTGAGCGCCACCTTGACCGTGATCGCGTCGGCCAGATCCTCGTCCGGGCTGGGCACCAGGATCAGGGTATCGGTGCGCTCTTGCAGGTAATGCTCGGGCGTGCCGGTCTCGTCGGGCCAGTAGTCGTATTTGTCGGACAGGTAATCGCCGTTCTTGGCGGTCAACTTCTCGCCTTCGTACCAGACATTGAAGACGTGGCAAACTTCGGTATCGGCGTCGGTCGGTGCCCAGGCGTAACCGCCCTGGCCGGTGACGGCGGCGATGGCCGGATGGTCCGCCTGATACACATGGGCGCGATCCATGAACTCGACGGCGGAACGCAGCACTTGTGCCTCGGCCAAGTCTTCGGCGATGCCCGGTAGCTCGGGCATGATCTCATCCAGGAAGTCGGCCCAGGTCTTCATAGCAGCCCCGTCTCGAACGCCTGCATGTAGGCGGTGGCGCGCTCGGCATCCGCCGCCTCTTCGTCGATGGCATGGGCGCGGCCGGTCGCGTAGTCGGCGGCGGCTTGCACCAGATGATCGGGAAGCGGGAAATTGTCGCCCAGCGCCAGGTCCACGTAGGGAATCCCGTACTGGCCGAAGCGGAGATCGGGCCGCACGACGTAGGCGCGGCGGATGGCGGTGTTCAGATACCCCAGCAGGGTGTCGTCTATGTACCGATCCTTGGCGTCATCGTTGAGCGGGATGCGCGCAACGTCACACACTTCCTGCATCGTGGGCATTGGCGGCTTCCTGTGCCAGCAGGGCCGCGACCTTCTCGCGCATCTTCGCCTCGCTGGTTTTGTGATGGAATTTCTCGCCGAAACGGGCGGCGATCAATGACAGCGCGGTACGGTCAAGGTGTTGCAGGTCAATGACTTCACCCACCGGATCAACGGCGGAGAACCCAGGCATCGCCAGCAGGGCGCGCGCGTCCGCTTCCGGAACATCGCACACCATGCCGAGCGAAGACCGGAAGACGTGACGGACCCCGGAAGGTCCGTCCACACCGATCTTGATCGAAGCGCCCGGCGCATGGCCGGGCGGCATTTCGCACCGGATGCGCATGGCTTACATCTTGTTCCGGTAGAACAAGGTCACGCCCAGCGTGTAGGCGGCCGGCGTGGTAGGCGCCGTGGTCACTTTAGCCAGGATGTGGCGGTCGTAGTTCACGGCGGTCACGTTGGCCATGTTCACGCCAGTCTTGGTGATGCGCTGGGTAGACGCGGCGGTAACAGCGGTGGTCACGCCCCACGGGCCGCCGCCGTCGGCCGCCAGGGTCGAGGCCAGGGTATCGGCGGCGGTGCCGGCGGACGCGGCGCCAGCGGCATCCTTGTCCTTCAGGTTGCCCACCGAGAACGAAAGCACCATGGCGGCGGCGCCGGTATCGGGGTCGGTCATGTCCACTTCGATGTCCACCGGCACGCAGCCGGCGGGCAGGGTATGAACCACATCCAGATAGTTCTGCACCATATCGGCGGCGAGCACCGAGAGGGTGGTGCGGTAGGCCAGGACTTCGGCGCCCTGGGGGGTGGGCATGGAGGCGTCCTTGCCTTTCATGCTGTGGGAGTTGGTGAATCCGGTCATGGTCTTGCTCCTTGTTCAGTTGAGGACCGGCCCGGTCAGGGGCCGGCTGTCTCGGATCAGGTGCCGCTGTAGGCGGTGTCGATGGCCATCACGCCGAAATCCTGGCTGGCGGTGGCTTCGGTGGAGAACGAAGTCTTCTTGCAGCCGAAGATGGACGACGTGGAGATCACCACTTTGTCACCGTTATCGCGGGTTTCCTCGAACCAGTCGAAGCGCAGATTGGTGCCCGGCGAACCGAACGCCACAATGCCTGCCTGGGCGCCCAGGAACAGCGCGCGAGCGGCGCCACCAGAAGCCAGGGACAGGGTGGAGGAATCGGCGGTGCCGGCCGCCACGGTGGCGGGCATGGTGTCGCCGCTGGCGAAGGTGCGAGCGTTCTTGTGGGAGTGCAGGATCACGCCCCGGTACAGGCCCAGGCTGCCTTTGAACAAGGGAGAGTTGCGGCCTTCGGCGCCTGCGGCGGCTTTCTGGATGTCCAGCCATTGGCCGGTTCCGGTAGCGGTGCGCAGATCGTTTTCCTGGTAGGTGTGCATGACGCACACGTAGGTTTCCATGCCGTCGATCTTGCACGGCTGGAGAACCGGAACGCCGGTCGAACCGCCGCCCTGCACGGTAGCCTTGGTCCAGGCGCGGTCAATGGCGTCCAGGCCCATCTTGTCGGTGATCTCGATGCCGCTGGTGACCGTCGGCATGTCGGAGGCGTCGTAACCGAACAGGCGGTGCTCGTAGTCCGGAGACTTCAAGCTGTTGTTGGCGCGGCCGGTGTAGGTGGTAGCCAGGCCGACGGTGGAGGCGTTGCGGCCACGCGCGCCGGACAGGTAGATGAACAGCAGTTCATCGAACAGGCGCGCCCACCAACTGGATTGCTGGCGGCGGGCCTTGTCGCGCAGGTTGTTCAGGGTGCGCTTGCGGGTCATGCGCCCGCCAGTGTTCACCCCGCAGCGGGCCTGGTCGATATAGATGTTGTCGGAGTAGAAGCGTTGCCGCTCTTCCAGACCTTCCAGGGTGTCCTCGCCCTCGACCGGGGCCATGGAGAGTTCAGCCAACAGATCGTAGCTGATGTTCTCGCCGGCATCGCTTTCCAGTTCGGTGAGAATCTGGATAGGCACTTCGGCTTCGGCGCCACGGCCCATCATGCGGGAGTTCCAATACGACTTCTGGCTGGTATCCATCGCCAGAAGGCCGGTGTACTTCTTGACTGCTTTGGGGTCATTCACCCCGATGATCGTGCGGGCCATGTCATGCTCCTGGTTGGTTGCTACACCAGGCGCACTCCTGCGCACCCTTCTCTACTGCTGGACTGCAATCTGCCACGCATGGCGAGACTCATGCGTGTTTTTGTGTCTCCTCGATCCGCCTGCGTTCCACGGTCATCTCGCGCGGAGAGACCACCCGCAACCGGGCGATCTTGCCGCTCTTCGCTTCCAGTTCCACGCTGATCTTGCCGTTGTCGATCAATAGCGCCTCGCCGACATGGATGTCCAGGTGCATGGCGGTATGGGTGTCAGCGCGACTCATAACGGGCAAACGCGGCCGGGTTGGATCGCTTGAGGTTGGCCAGGGCATCCTCGAAAGCCAGACCATCCAGGCTATCCAGGCCCGCGAACTCGTCCGACACATCGCCCGGACCGTCTGCGCCGGGCACATCCACCAGCGTCTTGGGTAGTCCTTCCAGGTTGGGTTGCCGGGTCTGCTTCGCCGGCTTCGTGGGCGCCACCACGCCATGCAGGGCCTTGACCCGCTTGTGGGCCTCGGTGATGTACCACTGCATATCCTTGCTGGCGTTCTCCGGCTTCTCAGCCAGGGATTTCAGGAACAGATCGAAATCCGCCTGCTTGTCCATGTCCTTGGCATAGTCGATGCCGTCAGCCTTGGCGGTGGTGGAGTTGAACACGCGCAGCGCGGCGAACCATTCGGCCTCGCCGGTTTGCTGGTTCAGTTCCTCGGAGATCGCCGCCTTGACGCGCATGTCGGTCAGGGCTTCGCGCTCCTGGTCGATCTTGCGGGCCTCGGCGCGGTACGCATCGAAGTCAAGATCGCCGCTCTTGAACTGCTGGGCCAGGGCATCTTCCTGCTCGCGCAGGGCCTCGACCTTGGCGGTGTAGTCATCCGGGAGTTTGTAGTCGTAGGCAACCCGCGTCTTGGTGGCGGGTTCTACGGCCTGCGCTTCGTCGGCAGGCGGTACAGTGGGCGGCGCATCGTTGGTGGATTCGTCGTCGCCTTCATCATCATCATCTTCGCCCTCGTCGCCGGAGTCTTCGGCCAGGGCCTTCAGGGCTTCGACATCATCCGGATCTCCGCCTGTAATCGCGGCGCGTTCCTCTTCGGTCAGGGTTTCCAGCAATGCGGGGTCGAACTCTTCTTTGGCACTCATGCGCGAGACTCCTTGGTGGGTAATGTGTTATTCGCTTTCCTTGGCTTCCGCCGCAACGTCGGCCAGTTCCATCAGTTTTTCCTTGGCCATGGCGGATACCTTGGCCATCAACTTCTTGTCATTCCGGATTTCCTTGGCGCGCATCAGGGTGCGCATGGCGTCCTCGACCATCCAGTCGTCTTCGCTTTTCATGCCGATGCTTTTGATATTGCCCATGGTGGTCTCCGGTGAATGTGTGCGCTATATGCCACGCATGGCGACTAAAGTTCCCACCCTGCATAGTGGTGAATAAACGGCTCGGCCAGGGCCTTGGGCGCATCCGGGTCGCTGTCGTAATGGAGAGTTCCATCGCAGTCCCAATCATCTTCAACAAGGCAGTCGAATACCGGGCCAGCAACAGGCAGGTGGTAATAGACGGCAATCTCCGGGATCAGCACGTCCACACCAGGGGTGAAGATTACTCGCTTCATGGTGTCACCTCAGAAACTTCATCCACCGCTGCAAGTACCTCGGCCAGCTTCTCCGCGCCAAAGGCCGCCCCTTGGTGGGTTTCCCACCAACCCTCAACGCCATCAATCCGGTCGCCTTCCATACCGTCTATACCAGCCAGTATTTTCAGGAGTCGTTGCTTCAGTTCTTCCTTGTTCATGGCTTCACCTTTCCGTTATCTTCAGGCTTCGGAGGCTTCACAACCGGGGGCTTGCTGATTGGCTTGCCTTCCTTCTTGAGTTCCGCGCTCGTCTTGACCTTCTCGCCGGGCTTGACGTAATCCACCACGCCGGTTTCCTTCACTTCCTTCAGCTTTTCCTTCACCACGTTGGCATCAGGAAGGGCGTCGGCGTAGAAATCCACCTTGCCGTTGCCGCGATAGATCGATCCGCGAGGAACGTGTGCCCAATTCTGGATAGTGATTAGGTAGTTTTTCATGCGGTCACCTGTGCGAGTTGGGCGGCAGTCAGTGCAGATTGACCGATGTACACATCCTTGATGTAGACGTTGCCCTGGCTGGTTCCGATCCCAACAGTTGCCAAACCCCATGCGCCGTCATAGCTACCTGCCGAGCCGGCAACGCCACCAGACGCAGACTGCAATGCGCCGCTGCCCCAGGTCATTGCCAGCTTCTCCGCACCACTCGGGGAGCCTGCCGGGCCATTCACGGTATTGGTGCCATCGTAGGCCACGACACCACTATTGGACGCGGAGAGTTTCAGTCCGTTCGTACCATTGCCGATAGCGGTTCCGGTGGCATTGGCCCAACTTTCGCCACGTACTGTCGCCAATGCCCATCCTGCGGTATCGCTCCAGTTGCTTGCTGTCGGGAAGGTTTCGGCATCTGCGTTACGAGTTACGGCAGCAGTCGTAGTGATGATCGGGGACCATGCTTCAGAGCCAGCTTCATCCTGACACACATCCACGTCAATCGCATCGCCGCTCGTGGCGATCTTGAATCCACAGACCGGATTCAGCACCGAAGTATTTTCGATCTTCACCCGAGTCCAGGATGCGCCCAGGCTGGCCGTGATGTCCGTCCAGTTGGTGCCACCGTCGCGGGTGATGTACACGTTGCCCGTACCAGTCCGGCGCTTGACGTAGGCGCTGAAACTGCGAGCCGCAGCGGCCATGGAGAGCGTTTGCAGGATCGTGGCATCGGCTGCGCCTGCCGTGAGGGTAGAGGCGCTGTTGGCTGCGTTGTCGATGCCGGTGCAGGTTGTGACTTGGACGGCAGCTTCTTTTACTGAGATATTATCAATGGTTCCAGAAAAAGCTGCTCCTGACCAAATAAGCATAAGAGAGTTCGATGATCCTGCTACGAGATTAAATGTTCTTGTTCCCGCAACTAAATCCACGTTACCAACATAAGAACCTAAATCAATAGTGGCGTAGCCGGCTGTCGTAATAGATACCGTCATTGTGACGGTGTAGGTTTTTCCTGCTGTTATAGGTACACTTATTTCGGCAGATGTACCAGCAGAGACTGCACGATTTAGTGTTCCACCAGATATCGTCCATCCTGCACCAAGAGTCCAATCGCAAGACTCAGCAAAAGCCCCATTCGTTACTAACCCGCTTCCAATACCTTGCGAGG